GAGTTGGTCTTGCAGTAATTCCTCTACCTCTAAGTATTTGAAATGGTGTAGATTCGTCTGTCTGCGCCCTATGGTCACCTGCTGGATCTCCAAATATTGTAAACTGTCTGGGTAAATACTCTGCCATTTTTTGTTTCATGAGGTCTGAAAATCTTAGTATACCCATATCTTCTGCTACTAATTCATCAATAATAAGCCATCTACCACGTACTCTTTGACCGAATACACAAGCTGGAGTAAGTCCAAAATCTATTCCTACATAGATTGTTGTGTCTTTCATAATAGCTACATCAGACTTAGCAACGTGTACATCACGTCTAAACATCTCATATACAGGCTTACCATCTTCTATTTGTCCTAGTTTATTGAGTACGTAAACATCAATCCATGATTTAGTCTTACCTCTAATGATAGAATCATAATAGTTTCTAGTAAGATTTTTGCCATTTTCTTTATCTTTATTGTCTTCGTATGTGTCCAGATGTCCATCTTTATCCATAACTTCAAGCATTGCTGGTGGTTGATTAAAGAATCTCCATGTATCTGGCTTAACTAACATCTTAGCTTCTTGTTTAGTTATATAATCTGGTAGTACAGTTTCACCTGCTAGGATCGCCCACCAATGGTCTGTATCAGGAGGGTTAGTATCAGCTATAACACCATACCAGCTAGGACCACCATCACGCATACTAGGATAACGTCCAACACGCATAGTAGTTGCATCCACAATTGACTTAGGTATCTCTCTCGCTTCATTAATCCATACTCCTGTTAACTCTAATGATAGCAGTTTCTTTACATCTTCTGGTCTATCAAGGGCTAAAAAGATAACTTCACAATCTATGTCACCTTTTTTTATATGGTGAGTATAGGGTACTGACCACTTAAATGATCCCCATTGTTCTTCAGGCATCCAGTCTAGCCATGTTTTTATAGTTGTTGTTCTAAGTTGTGGGTTTGTATTTCTTATAACTGCCCATCTAGACTTACGTTTACCGTCTGTTCCAACCTTTTGTGTCAATGCTCTGCGTATGATTTCAATACAACATGATACAGATTTACCGCTACCTACTGGTCCACGTAGACCACGAAAGAACGAATCGTCTTTCATAAATTGTTTGATAGTATTGCCGTCTGGCTTATAGGTTAAGGAGGTCATGTTCCACCGCTAGTTTATATAACTTCTCTAGTGTTACTGGTGTTAAAGATTCTAGTACTCTTTCTGCCTCTCTATCGGTCATTGCTTCTTTTGGTAGTCCTTTCATATGGCTCATCTTAACAGCAATGATAAGTTTCTTCATAGCTGGAGTATTGTATTTTCTTAATGCTTCTATTGTGTGTGCCATTATTTCTTTGGTGGTTTTTTAAATATGTCTCTAGCTCCTTTACTTGGACCTTTGATTTTATTATTAGCTAACAGTAAATCTACACCAGTTAACTTAGCTCCTTTAACTTTAGGTTTAATTGTTCTTTTAATTAAATTTACATCAACAGGTGGTACACCTCTAAATCCACTAATCTCTGTTAATTGAAAGCCTAGTGGTCTACCAATTTTATTATTTTTATTGATAAAATTAATATCTGCTTTGCTCATAGCTGTAGAAGTTAAATAGTTTTTATTACTCTTTTGACCAGATTGATACAAAATTATATTTTGTTCAGCTCCCGGATTCTTAATAATATCTTGTTTAGCTTTACTAATGAGCTGTCTGTTAGTTGCTGCTTTAATTACAGCAGGGCTTTTATCTAAATCTTTTATATTTTTAAATTGATTATATCCTGTTACACGTGATGACCATGTTTCTTTGCCTTTTTTGTTTACCATCTGTGGCATTACTGACATAACTTTTACATTAGGTAATTGTTTTTTATATTCAGTAGCAATCATTTTACCAGCTTTATCACCAGCACCATAAGCCACTTCTGTAATTGGATCACCTTTTACTTTCATCTCCTCAATTCTACTAGCTACTTTCTTTTTAACTAAATCTACTTCTTTATCATACATAGCTGTAGTTTTCTTAACAGCTTGTGATCCTGTAGCCATTTCAGGTTTGCTAGTCACTTTGTTGGTTAAAGCATCGTATTGCGTTCTATGTCTAGGTAACATCCCGCCAGATAATTTAATTCTATCTAGTTTAGAGCCGGGCGCACTAGGTCTAAGAAAACTAGCTAGTTTACCCTCTTTGTCATAGTGAATAGTAAATGTTTTACCACCTACATTTTTTTCTTCAAATTTAACACCTCTTCCGCCTTTACCACGACCAGCAGTAGAATACTTAAATCTTTCTTCGTTAGCAGGTTTCTTAACTGTAGATTGACCAATCTTGCTACTACCTTGTCTATCAAAGGCAACGCTAGTATCTTTAGTTTTTTCTATACCTGTCTTCTTTGGATATCTTACAGGTTTAAATGCTGGTGCTTTGGGATTGAGGATACCACCATCAGTAATGATAGTGTCTCTAGATTTCAATAGTTTGGGACCTTTGCTCAACAATCCAAACTGAGCTACATCTGTTAGTGGTTGAAAATCTCCCTCAGTAGCAGATTTGACTGCACTGCCATAGTAATAAGCATTATAAGCTTTGCCAGCATATTTGAGGGCTTTTGGTAGAACAAGTCTACCCAATCCTATTACAGGTGCTACCATTGTTGATCTATCAATTGTTTAGCCATTTCACTGGCTTCTTCTCTTGTGTGTCCTTTAAGCATCTTATGTTCAATATAATCTTTAACTCTATTGTTTCTGTGTTCTCTTTGAGCTTTCTTTTCATTAGCTACCATTTGTTTGGCTCTCTTTTCCATTTTTTTTAATTTAGACATTTCTTAATAAATTCCTCTTCTGACCAATCATACGTACATCTTGTGGACGTGTGACATCTCGTTGAAGCTTGTTATATGCTTGATTACGGGGATCTATACCTGTGTAGTATGGTTTGATAGTCTGTTTATCAGAAGTATCCAAAACAAAGCTTCCAGAGCCTTTAATCAGGTTTTTGTTATCTGTAGCTACATTCTTCTCAACAATAACTGATTGAGGTTTAGCATCTGGCATTTCATTAACCATCTGTGTTGGAGCTACATTGTTCTTAACATTGTCTTGATTGATGGTAGGTATAGGTTCTGATGGGCTAAGTACTGCGTCTGCTACATAAATACCTGTACCACCTACAACTACTTGTTTATCAATCTTAGCTGTTTCTTTTATATTTTTTCTGGTTTGTTTGATATCAGCTACAGTCTTTGAGCCATATTGTCTTTTACCTTTGACCACCTTATGCTTACCTGTTTTGGTACGAATAGGTGATTGTACTGTTTTGGTTGCTACTTGAGCTGGGTTAACAATAGTTGCTTTGCCCTCATAGATTTGTTTGGCTCTAGCACTTGCACGATTAAATAAATTTTTTGTATAAGCATATGAGCTTTTAAGTATAGGTTTAGCACGTCTGATTGCGCCACCGCCATATTTTCTGAGAAGCGTTCGACCAGCAACACCAGCTAATACAATCAGTGGTGCTGGCATTAACCCCTACCTCTAGGATAAAGCATATTGATAAGCTTTTGTCTTGCTCTTGCTGATCCAACGCCCTCAGATTCTTTAAAGGTTTCTGATGAGTTACTAGCAAACTTACCCATAGTAGGTCTGATACCATACTTTTGATAAGTCTTAAGCACGGCTCTATCGTAATCTGTAAGCGTTCTGTCTTCAATAAAATTTCCAGAATCAATCATATCCTGTGTCAGCATAGATCGTTTAACCTTAGTTTGTCCTGTTCTTACTGATTGGAATGGTTTGACTGTATCTTCATACTTGGTAGTCCTAGCAGTTTCTCTAGTCATACCACCACCTTTCTTAGGTGTCTTCTTTTTGTAGGATGCAATTAGTTTCTTTCTAGCATCTGAGCTAGCTGTTGGTAATGCACCGTATCCTTGTCCCTTTGGCATAATGTACCTCTACATCAAAAAAATTAAAAAACTCGCATAGTTTCTTTCTCTCTTTATATCACGAGGTGTCAAGGGTTGTGAAGTACTTTTTGAGGGAATATTGTCAGTGAACTAGGTTGTTACTATTATTGACAGGGGTTTTCAACCCCCGTACCCCCGACATAGACTACCTGACAGAAAATCTGTCAGACATCTACCCACACGATTGGTACTAACTTATATCAATGTTGACACTAAAGTTCCCATCAATAAGATGTTGGTGCTTATCTGGTGCCTTGAATCCCGCTCTATCTAGTATATCCTTACTTGCCTCAAGCCTAACATACTCTGAGTTCGCACCATCCGATAAGGATACAATGGTGTTGATTGCACGAGTGCTACCCATTGCTATCTTAGACTGTACTTGTTGCATCATATACGCTTGTACCTCAGGTTTATGTAGCATCCTTGAAGCACTCACCCTAGATGAAACACCCTTGTATCCAGCCACTTTACTAGCTTCTGTTATTGTACATCCTCTAGCTACGATAGTATCTACTAATAGCTTAGCTTTGTTGCTTATTGCCATATAATGTTTATAACATATATGAATCCCTTTTGTAAAAGGTCTTCACCCCAAAACTTTAAGCAAGGTGCGTCTCTTCGAGGTCCTCTTCGAGGTCTCTCATAGCCGCTGGTCCAGTAGGTATATATATTCTTTGTGGCGTGGGTACCCTATCACAATCCATTTGTACTACAACCATATACAAGCACCCAGACATTGTCCTCATTCTTCGTCTGTGTCTGGGTGTGGTTGATAGTACAAGCCGTTTGTGATTAACCCTTGCCGTACAAAGAATATATATTTTTTGTATATTTATAATTAACAATACATAGGAGTAATACTATGAAAAATACAAAGTCTAATACAGGCAAATCTAACCCAGTAACTATAGCCAATCGTGAGGAAAGGTTAGTCAAAGCGTTATCTGAGATTATGGTAGCATCAGGATACAGTGCTATCTGTCCTACTTACAATCCAGAGAACAACGCTTTTGACTTTGCTTCCGACAGGATGGCACAAGGCATGTTTACTAGAATACTAGGCTCACTTGTTAAGTTTGGTAAAGCTAATCAGGCATTGATTGATGAAGCTAATACTTCTGGTACATCTAGATATAAGGCAAGACCAAAGAAACTAACAAACTTACAAGCTAAAGCCATAGAACAAGAGCCGAAGCTTGATGAATCAGGATTCTTTGATATCACTGGACATCTGGAAGAAGTAATTGATTCTTACTATCAGAAGTAATTATCAGGATGAGTGGTCTTTACGACCACTCATTTTTTTCTTCGAAAAAACTTTGGCGTGGCGTGAGCCACACCCTTTACACAAGGACATATGTGTCCTTGTGATTATTCGCCACTCTGGTGGCGACATGTAACTTGGGGGAACGTGTACCGATTCTTACGGATCGTACTGTTTCTCTATCAAATAACTATTACAACATATGAGGTAAACAATATGAGTACGAAAACAAAACAGGAAGAAACATGGGAAGAACGTAAAGAAAGACAGGATAAGTCTTTCAAAGAACATTCGATACCAGAGTTTCATAAGTTCATGAAACAGCATGATGTTATTTATTTTGCTGTTAGTTTCAATGGAGGTGGTGACAGCGGTGATTTTGAAGATGTGTATTTTGTTACACAAGATGAGATACCTGACCGTAACACTGTTAAGAAAGAGGCTGGGCTAGATAATATAGAAGCTATAGATTGGGCTAATCCAACGTACAAAAAACAAATAAATAAAATGCACGCATTGGATGATTATTATCGTGATCCAATGAGGTTAGGACATAAATACATCTGGTATAAACCACATGAATCAGAAGAACATAGAAGCACTACGTTGTCTGATTATATTACTGAGTTTATTGGTGACTATATGAACTACAAGTCTATTGATTGGTATAACAATGAGGGTGGTAGTGGTGATGTAATCTATCAAGATGGTGAACTTGTTATTGAATGCGAAACTTATTATCGTGAATCAGAAATTCACAGATTTGAGGAGGTTGACAATGGCTAATTGTTATCATCACTCATTATCATCAGTCCAAAAATGGGGAGGAATTCCAGAGGATTACCAAGCCATTCACGATTGGTTTGATGATAGTAAGAAACATATAGCTACTGTAAAACATAGGGCTTTACGACATCACACTGAGGGTTGCTTTATGTGTGAACAAGTGTTCGGCA